AAATATTGTTTATTAATTAAACGCTTTGTAACATATTTTTTTACAAACTGACCACCTGGTTTATCTTTATATGGTTCAAACACAGAACGTTCAATAAAGTAGAACCAGCCAAAAACTTGTTCGCCCCACAGTTTGAATGTATCTAATAAGTACAGATCAGATCCATCTGTTAACGTAAGTTCATTTTCACAAAATCTAATCCAACCTTCAACGGCTTCGTCATCATAGTAAACTGCGGGGTTTGCAATTAATGCATCGATTCGATTCATTTCCATTGAGATTTCTTGATTCACTGGTATTTCGCCACGAATCACTTTATCTCTAAATTTTCCATAATAAGTAGGAACTGCTGTATTTGATAACATTTAGCATCAGCTCCCCCTTCTATTTCGTTCATATTCTCTTATTAATTCATTATTTCGAGAGAGTAACTGATTGTTATAGTTATCTATGTCATTTGAATTTGTTTGAGAATGTGTCATTTGATTTAATCGTCTTTCGTTTTCTCGTTCCAAACGTTCATTTTCTCGTCTTATACGATCTTGTTCTTCTCTAATTTCTGCTATTCTTGTTTGTCGATATTGATAATATTGATCTAATAATTCTCTTCCTCTTTCTTCACGTTGATTTCTTCTTTCTTCACTTCTATTAACCTGTTCGTTAGTGTTATTACCTTGCTGTCTTTGACTTTGCTGTCTTTGACTTTGCTGTTGATTACCTTGCTGTCTTTGACTTTGCTGTTGATTACCTTGCTGTCTTTGACTTTGCTGTTGATTACCTTGCTGTCTTTGACTTTGCTGTTGATTACTTTGCTGTTGATTACCTTGTTGTCTTTGACTTTGCTGTTGATTACCTTGTTGTCTTTGACTTTGCTGTTGATTACCTTGTTGTTGATTACCTTGTTGTTGATTATTATTTTTCTTACCTTGATCAAGTCCTATTAATTCCCTTACTTTTTTATCAGCATATTCTGAAGCTATTTTTTTAGTATATTCTGTTAGTCGCTCTCTTATTGTTGGTTTAATGTTTTTATTAATATTATTCATTATATCAATTCTATTTTTAGCTTTTTGTAATTCATTGTCCGTCATATACTTATATACTTTTGATAATGCTATTGGATCACCTGATGCTATTGCTGCTTCTTTTCTCTTTTTAATTTCTTCTTTATCCTTAATCTTCTTTTCTTCTTCTTTATTAGCTTTGCGTTCTAAACGCTTTTTATCAAATCCCCGAATTTTATCTACAATATTGACTTTGTTTTTTTTCTTACCTTTACCATATCCATAATGTTCATAACCTAAAGGTGTTAAACTACCATCTTCATTCTGATAACGTCTGATTCCCCATCGCTGTCCTTTAGTTCCAGAATGAACTAAGAAATCACTTTCATAACAAATCTTCATTTTGATTTACCTCCTTTAAAATTCCGGAGGAATGTCCTCATACTCTTTATCTTTATTGTAATTTACTGTACTGATACCAAGGAGTGCACCAAGGAACATATCAATAGCAGAAATTGTTCCTACTACCTCACTTGCACATGGGAATCCCCAAATTTTAGCAAGTGCAAAATACAATGTTGCCGCAGCAGGAAGAAGTATTTGTGCAATCCATTTCAATACATCATATGTTTTATTCGTCAGCTTCAAATCCATACTCCTTTCTTTTAATCATGGCGTCACGTTCTTGAGCTTCTTCTTCAGATACAACATCAAGTTTTTCACATGCTTCATATCCGATTTTGCAATCTCCGTTTCCGCCAAGTTCACTATATGGTTCATATAAAAATCGTAAATTACGCTTTTCTTTAAGTGTTATTGCCCCTCTTCTAACATAGCAATCGGTAAGAAATACAATTCTATCGTGAGCAAGACCTAATAGCATTCTACTTTGTGCAGTATTATTTTCATTTTCTTTTTCTTTAATTTTGTCACGTCTTTGTATTAGAAAAATGACAAGGGACATAACACCAGATGAAGTCAAAGCTGTAATAAACGCTGTAAAAATCAATTGTGGATTCATGTTTATACCTCTTAAC